TAGGGCAATTTGCATTATTTCTTCCATATCATTCTTTAATATATACCCACCACCAACAAAAGCTCACAATGCAAGTAAGAATGGCAATGAGAGAAAAGAGTATGAGTGTTGTTATTAAAAGTATTTGCATAGTGTGAAATCCATTATATTAAAATCCTGCACCCAATAAAAAGTTTCCTCCGGCTGCCGCACAAGCATATGGTAAATCAGCAGATTGAAAACTTGCACCATTTTGTGCCAATACTGTATTGCTGTTGATCTCGTCAGTTCCGTTATTGTCTAATAGCCAGTGTCCGCCTATTGAAGCTCCGTTGTCAAAATTACAAGGGTCATTGAATAAATCACTTATTTCTGTAGGAGATAATTCTCTATCCCACATTCTCACATCATCAATAAATCCATCAAAGTCTTGTATCGCACTAGGACTTTCAAGTGCTCCTATAGAAAATGCACTAGTGCCGTTGTGTATATCTCTTGTGTGAGTGTGAGTTATACCTTCTTGAACACCGTCTAAATAAAACTTTACCTCATCTTCTGAATTATCAAATACTACAGCATAATTAATCCAAGTACCTGTTGAAAGAGTTTTAGCAACAATTAAAGCAGTTTCAGTAGAACCATCATTTGTTAGAAAATAAAGTTTTTCTACGTCTGCTTGATCTAGCAACGCTAATATATAAGAGCGAGAATCATTATCTCCTCCTGTGTTTTTATATTTTCCAATAACAATATAAAACTCGCCTGTATTGGGTGAACTCGCAAGATTGATCCATGCAGAAAGTGTTAAATCTCCCCCGGCTACAACATCTAGCTCTCCTCCTGCTGGATTTGCAACTTCAAATGAATCGGAGTTAGTTTTATCGAAGTCGCCTGTGTGTGTATTTGAAGTAAAAGCAGCGTGGGCTGTTTTAATCCAACTTTTCCAGTCTGGTAATTTAAAAGTTAAATCAGGAAAGGATATAGATGATATGGGTGTCGATGTTCCTAAGTCAACATAAGGTGGTGCTTTTGGAACAAAGAAATCTTTACGAGCTTTTTCAGGACCTACTCCCTCTCCATGATAACCATCTTCATCATGCCACCTTACTGTGTAACCCCATTCACCAAAAGGTTGCTCGTTCTCGTCAGGCATCCGATAAACATCAACACAAAAACCTGTGATGTCAGCACCAAGTTTTTCTAAAACTGTTCCTGTTTCATAAGTAGGAAGAGTGCCATCACATCTAATTTGAAGATACTTTCCATTTTTTACAAAATAATCTCTTTCAAGAGCATGAACTTCTTGAACTGTAGTAATTACATGACCGCCCAGTTGCAATTCTGGCTCTTGTTGTTCTTGAAGAATCCCTAGCTGTGCTGCAAGCAAAACAGCAAGAGATGCCAACGCTATAATAAGTTTTTGTGCTAATGTTTCCCACATGTTAAAAATCTAATACACTACTTCCGAAGATTATCGTTGAGGTAGAGGTTGTTTCTCGGTTCGTAGAGGTGGCGTTGGTTGCCAAGAATGTTAATACATCACAGTGTTCTGCTGTTGTTGTGAGAGTTGGTGCAGCTTGGCCTGACCAGTAAACCGTAGTCGGCCAAGTAATCGTTCCTGACCCACTTCCGTTTTGACACGCCACAAGACGAAGATGCTGCCCTGCAACGTACTTTTCAAAAGTAAATGTATGAGCACCTACTCCTAGTGTAAACTCTTGTTGATTTCCCTGTGTCCAGTCAATCGTCATTGAAGATGTCGTACCAAGTGCAATAGCGGTTGTTGTGATTGCCCCCTCATATCCTATTGAGAAAATCGCAAACGGAGAAGTAGAAGCAACACCAATCCGTCCATCGCTTTTTATAATCATTCTATTGTCTGTTGAATTAGTGCGAAACATTATTTCATTATCTGTATTGAAGTCTATGAGGTTGTCTGCATCTCTGCCGAGCTTCCCTGAAGTGCCGAGAAATACCTCATTAGGAAGTGAGAATGTCCACGTTCTGTCTGCGGTTAAGTCTTGAGCACCTGCGGATAATGTAATTTCATTTGTTGTGCCAGTCATAGTTAGTTGACGAGCACTTATCGCAACAGTGGAATCAACATCATCTGCTGTTACATCAGAGCAAGTCCAAGCACCGAGAACACTTTGTGACTGTGGAAACTGGTTTGTGCAAGATGTTCCTGCGTATTCTGAAACTAATCCGTCTGCTGCTGTAATCATCATTGCTGATGTTATGGTATTAAATTGTAAACCCCCTGCAAACACCGCAGTTGAGGAAGCCGAGAAAGCACCTATAACATTAAGGTTTGCCCCGAATGTAGATGAGGCAAGTGAGTTTAATCCTAAATCAAATGTTGAAAGTCCGCCAAATGAAGAAGTTGATGAAGCTGTGAAGTGTCCTTGTGTGTTTAATACTCCTGCGACTGAAGATGAAGCCGTAGAGTAGAATCCTGCGAGCGTTGAGAGTCCGTCTATCATAGCTGTTGTCGAAGCTCCAAATGCTCCGTGAACTGTGAGAGTTGAACCTACTGTTGAACTGGCTGTAGAAACAAAGCCATCATCAAATAACCACGTTCTTGTTGTTGAACCTTTTAAATAAAGTGTGCTTAAATCATCTGTGAGTATTACATTAGGGTCCGTAGCGCTTCCTATTGAATCTGAGCCACATACAAGGTTTCCCGAGCCATCAGTTTCAAGTGCCGTACATGTCGTAAATTCAGCAAATGTTACTCCCTGCGCGAGGACTCTTAATCCACTAGCGAATGTTGAAGTTGCCGACCCTGATATTGTCGTTGTCGGTGTGTTTCCTATTGAAAGCAAATCAAGTATTTCTAGATTTATCATTGTTGATGATGCTGTGGTTGATGTTGCGTTTATAATAGACACAGTGAGTGTGTCGTGTACTGTAAGGTTGATTTGTGTGCCCATATCAATTCCCCACGAGGAGTCCACAGGTTTTAGTGTCGTTCCGTCCAAATACCAAAGTGTAAGTGCGTGCGCGGTGCCTCCCGCAAATAGAATAGCCCCGACCATGATGCCTAGTGTGAAAAGAAAATGTTTTTTAAATAGATTTTTCATGTTATGTATTTAGCAAAATGATAATATCTCTGCTGTCATGGCCGCTTCTGGGCTTTGAAAATAAAGTGTTGTTTTTGATGCCTTTGTTTTTTCTTTGTGGATTTCTCCGCTTCTAATTGTGAAGTACGTTGTGCCTGATTCTCCCGCTACCATCGCTACTTTCATGTCGTATCCTATGGCTCGTAATTTTAGCCAGAACTCTTGCGTGTGTTGAGGTAACTCGTAGCTGTATTCTGTATTTGCGCTCGTCATCGATACTGTGTCTACTGTTGGTTTTGATTTAATCATTTCCAAGTAAGCACCTCGAGAGTTTGCGACGCTGATGGTGATTGAACATACAGTGTCGCTCCTCCTGCTTTAACATCAACATCCAGTGACTCTCCGTATGGAATTGTAGTAAACGACCCCCCTGTACTAAATCCGTAGAATCTAAGCAGGGCATTTAGTGCGCGGAGTTTTATACGGACCTTTCTCGTCCCCGCGGGAATGTCGTATGAGTATTCCGTATTTGCGGATGTCATTGTGACTGTTGCTACTGTTGGTTTTGCTATGCTTGGCATAATGATATGTTATTTTTTAATCTAGTCGTTCAGTGATAAAGAACACGAAACGCTCGCTCAGTCAAGACGCTCAATTATCCAAGTGATGAGTGATTGGTTTCCTGTGACTCCTGACCCAATAGAAGCAAATTGTGTTTCACCCCCACTTGATTTCGCTTTTACTGTAAGAATGTCACCTTCCGTAAGTGCTTGAATACATCTAAAGCTGAAGCTGCCTGTTTCAGTGTTTGAGTTTATGGTTCTTTCCGAATAGCATGACGGTTCTTCAACGTTATTAATAAAGAGCATTATTTGAACCGTTTGTGCCGCGCCTCCTGTTTTATCAACTGTTCCTCCAACGTGTATGTCGTAGTCCGATGTGTGCGGTATTGTGGTCGATGCAGAAGAAGCATCACCATCAAATGTAACGGTGAAAGCCATATCACCTTTCGCGTGGTGTGCTACTCCAAAAAAGACAGGTTCAAAAGTGCCACTAGTAACTGCTTGTGTTGATGTTCCATAAACATGAAGTAAGTCTGGCTCTCCGAGAAAAAGCTCCTTGATCATGGTTTTGCCGTCCTTATCAATCGAAAACAGAGTAGTCGATGCCTCATCTCCTATATAAAAGATGTAATCGTTCCCATCTCCTTGCTCTGACTCCAATGCAAATTGAGATAGTACTGCTGTGGTGGTTGCGATGTGTACATCCCCTGCAAATGTGGATATTCCTGATGCGTCCTCTGCTACAAATGCATCTGCGGTTACTGTCGTGTTGTTTGTCGCGGTGGGGTTGTTGATTCTCGCGTATGTTACTGACCCCGCCAGAGTCAGCCCTATTAGTAGCGAGAATACTATTATTTTTACGTGTGCTTTCATGTTAAAAATCTGACGCTGTTACGGTTAGTGCACTCGCCGATGATGCTACCGCTCGAATTGCGCCATCGTACGGATTCTCTGTTGCAAGCATTTCCCAACATCCACCGTTGGCATTTAGTCTGATTCCGAGATTTGCTACTGCGGCCGCATCTTCATTGATTGACAAATACACGACATTTGCGCTGTCGTTACAAACAACCGCATATAGTCTTTTAGTCGTGCTCGTTGCGAGAATTTGTGCGTCTGCGGTTATCGTCATTTGCCCGCTTGTTGCGGTTGTGAATCCCTCTGGGTAGAAAGACTTAATCCTCCCTAGTTCCCGTTGGTTGCTCTCTAGAGCTTGTAGAATTTGTCCTTGTCCTTTGATGATGAATCCGCCAATCGCTAATGCCACGCTACACACTGCTATTGTGAGAATTACTAAAAGTGTATTTAATTTCATGTTTTTTTATTTTTTATGTGTATAACGCTTTCCCTCAGTGTGCCAGTAAGCTAAATCCTCAGCTTCTTTCAGTTTTTTCTTTGCATCCGTGTGTTTCTCTGTTACCTCATCTTCGCGTCCCTTGAGGTCTTTCTCCCACTGGCTCATTCGGGTTGTCGCCTTGTCGACCTCGGCGATTCTTTTGTTTGCTTCTTTGAGGAGCTTTTCGCTTGTCTCCTTTAGGTTGTCTGCTGATTCTGTTATGTTGTCTATCCTGTCAGCGAGGCTGTTCATCTTCTCAGCAAGCCCTTTTAATTTTTCAAAGCACTGTTCCCATTTTTCCTTGATTTCTTTGATTACTGTGTCGAGGATTCTTTCTGCATTTCCGATTGCCTTTTCCTGTACTTCGAGTTTTGCTTCTGCTCGGGCCTCTCGTTCCGTCAGATACTTTTCCTCATCCTCCTGTAGTTTTTTGAAGTCGTTCTGTGCTGTGTTTAGTTTCGCGGTAGCCTGCGCTTCCTGTTGAGCAATACTATATTCTGTGTTGCTCTCGGTCATATTACGCGTTTTTCTCGCTTTCAATGAGGGCTTTCAGTAGCTCCTCTTTTCCCTCCCGTGCGTTGAACTTCACACCGCGCTTTTTGAGCTCAGCGATAATCTCCGCCTTGGGGACTTCTTTTTTCTCTGGCGCGTCTACTTTGGGCGCTTCCGTTTCACCGGGGAATTGTTTCTGCATATCCTCGGTTTTCTGCTTCATTCTTTCGCCCTCGGTTTGTACTGCCGGTAGGTCTTGCGCGATTTTCTTCTGTACGATTTTGTCGAGTGTGGCCTGTACATCTGTATTGCTATAGATGTTGATTGTCCTGCCGTGCTCGTCTTTTCCGCCTACCTTACCCTGTTTTGTTTTTTCCGCGCGAATGATTCTCATTGCGAGGTGCTTTGCGAGGTGCATCGCTATAGGATATGGATATGCTCGGGTTGTCCCTACTTCTAAGGTATAAGGAATCCCTGCATATGGATGGGTAAAATCTTTGTCACTGATGTTCTTAATATAGACCACCTGTGCGTTGACTTTCGCCATCTTATGCGTGTGTTCGTTTACAGTTTCCATGTTGATAAACTATTAATTTGTAATGCGGACCCTCGGCTCTGCTTCCGCTCGACTGCGGAGAGAAGAGAGTTCCTTGAGCGCATTGCTCAGAGTTCTTACGAACTCCAGTGGAGTGACGATTATTCGCCACCCCAAGGAGTCTATAAGACGTTTACGTCTATCATTGCTCCTTTATCTTCCGTGTCGTTCGCTACGAGACATCGTCCGAAGTAGGAAGCGTCATCTGCGGTTTCTCCTGAACCCACTGTGATAACTCTTCCCTCTGTGTTGTCTCCCGGCGTACATAGCTCGTTTGCTACGAGTGCCGCTCCTGCGTATACCACGCCGACTCCTCTTTCGAGATGCCATCCGAAGTATCCAGAAGTGAACGCAACTTGTACAACTCCAATCGGAATCTGATGCAGTGTCGAGACTGCCGTTTTCTCCGCAAGGTGCGGACGTACAATCACGATGTCCGAGTCAGATACAACGAGAGCTGTAGACAACGCATAGTCTTTGTAAAGACGAAGCGTGTCTGCCGTGTTGTTCTCGATTTTGAAGAACTGACCCTTGCCAGTTCCTGAGTCAACAAGGCCGTACGCGTTTATGAACTGACTTACAGTCCACCCTGCTGATGCTTGGAGAACATAAATTGCATCGCCGTCTCCGTCTGTTGAAGATACGACAGTATCAACATTAGAGTTTGCAGTTCGCGTAGTCGCGTTTGAGAGATCTAGTCCCTCATTCGCTTCTGCATAAACCCACTGACGTCCGTCAGGAGTCTGCGCTCGGTCCCCGAGGCCACATTGTGGCTGCTCGCTTTCTTCGAGAACTTTCTGAAAAGTAATAATCCTCATGATGTGTTTTGTTACTCACTCTCGCCTCTGGGATCCGCCTAGGTTCGACTCCTAGCCCCAGAGACAGAGTGTTTGTTAATTTATAGAGGTAATCTAAAGAACTCTAGGTAATATTTCCCTGCCATTGTTCCGTCAAGAACTCCATCACCTCCTGCTCCTCCATCTGTTTGTGTAGATGAATGACCCTGATCATTCAAATCTAGTAGGTCACTGAGTGAGTATGTTGAAGTTGAGTAGATGATAACGTATTCATTTGGACCGACGACGAGAGGGAATAATGAAGTTCCTCCACCATTACCAGAAGCGTTGAAAAAACCACCTCCGTTTCCAACAATAGTTCCTTTTGAACCAGACCATATTCCACCTGAAGCAGTAGATGTTGCTATTATAGCTTCGTCAATAATCGTCCCGTTACAAGCAAGGGCTGTTGCGAAGCCAGAACACCCAAGTCCTGATCTTCCAACAAAAGGTGTTGTTGAAGTACCAATATAGAAGTTCCTAGAGGTACTTGCTGCCGTTGTGACAGAAATCTGTGACACATCGACTGTTGATGTTGCTCGGTATGGATTATGCAATGCTAAGTGAGTCGTAGTTGATTGAGCAAGATTACCCGTTACTGGAAACCTATCTATACCATTTTGTGTAGTTGAAGCTACGGTGAGCTGCGCAAATGTGCTTGATGCATTTACCCACATAGGCAAATCACTGTAGTATCCTCCGCTCTGAGCTATAACCGGTATGTACTTTTCTACCGGTGTTTTTGTACCGACTGCTCCCAATGTGCCAGTGGAATTCACTGTGAGTGGGGATGTCGGCTTTGGATCGGAAACCCTCGCCACGACTAGTGTCAGAATCACGCCTAGTGCAAATGCTATCATGGCGACGATTGCTATCCGTTTTAGTTCTTTGTCAGTCATGGTGTTTTACTTTAAGAGTAATAATGACCTATCCGGTGATACCTTGGAGGTTACCGGTTCGGCGAGGGTCTTTGGAAACAAAGTTTCCAATGATATACAAGTGACCAACCTCTGCCGGCTGGCTTTGGCTTCGCAACAGTCCAGTCCAGTTGAATCCGCGTGGTACTGGGAATGATTGCGGGCCGTCGATATTCGCGTCCGAGATGTTTACTTTCTCGTACTCGTCAATATCGATTCCGTGGAATTGGAACTGTCGCTCGTTAAGACCGAACATGTAACCAGATGTTACTTTCTCATCTTCCACGACCGGTGTACCTCGGTACCAGATTGCGTCAAATCCGAGCTCACCTTGCAACGCTCGCTGTGAGGGAACCTCACCTGTCCGCGTTACTTGTGGGAAGCCATTCGCTTCGTATCCTGCTCGAACTGTGGGTTGAAGCAAGCCCTCGTATGCTGTCCATGAAATCGTGTCTGCGAGGATGAGCGATGGTTTCGCCGCGCCGATTTTGATGTTTGAGTGGAATGTTGACAAATCGGACAATGCCAATGTTCCGATACTTGTTGCCAAGTATCCCTTAATTGTGGTGTATGTGGACCGTGCAAGACTTCCGTATGTTGCGAAGTTTGTGGAGTCGTCTGACGAGTTTAGAATTGAATCAAACTGGTCACCGCTACCTCCCGTTCCCTCGTAGAAGTCTGTGCCTGCTTCATTGAGCAAGTCCATCGCCACAGAGTCCATCTCAGTTGCCAAGAGCATGAGCACTTGCTCGTCTCCCTTGTTGAGCTGAACCTCGATGTCGTCGACGACCACCGGCTTGTGTCGACGTTTTGGCTCGAATTGCATCTTAACACGCGTATTGCTACGTGATGTGTCAAGTGTGCCTCCAAGTCCGACAAGTCCTCCTACAGTGGATTTCTGGAATTTGATGGGTACGTCAAGACGATACCCACTTCCCCATGCGCGTGCGTTTCCTAAGAGACGCAACAGGCCCACGTTTCCATTGAGGACTGTGTCAAAGACTTTCGGCACGATCTGCTCTCGAGTGATGGTTTTTACTGTGTCAGTGAAAGTCATAATAATGTTTGTTATTTTTGACTACTAATGTAGTCTTGGACAAGATCTGTCGCTGAGCCAGCATTTCTAATTTTGCTATACGGCACTCCGCTTCCCTGTGGTGTACTGCCTCCTCCCGGCTTGTTCACTGTATCGCCCGCGCGTCCCTCCTTGTTGTCTTTGGCAGTTTGCGCCGCGGACTTCGTTGCGTTTCGCAGTTCTACGTGTGAACGATATACCGCTCTGAGGTCGATGACAGTGTTTACTGGGAATCCATTGCGGTTTGCGTATTCAAAGAATGCTTTCTCGTCAAACTCTGGGTCTGCAGTTTTCACCTCAAACACAAAGTTGTCTACCGCCTGTTTTGCTTCATCTTTTGCCGTGGTCTGTCCGGCTACTCCCTCTAGTGCCTTTTTGGCGCCATGAGTTTCGGCTTCAATAAGTGCCTGTTGTAGCTCTGCGAACGTTGTCGGCTCCCATCCATCTCTACGATATGATGGTGTGTCACCTTGCTGTGGTGGCGGTGCTTGTCCTTGACTTGGTTGAGCATTAACGTCGCCGAATCTGTCTTTGTATTTTTGCAATTCCGTCTTAGTTTCGCCGTGTTGATGCTCCTCCGTTCGCCATTTACCCATGAGGTCGTTTACACGCTTCTCACTTGGGTCTGCTTCTGGGGCTGCTTCGCCCTCTGCCGGGGTTGGTGTTGGCTCACCTGACGCCGGTGGTTTAGGGGTGTCACCCTCTTGCGGTGCTGGTGGGGACGCTGGTGCCGGTTCTGCCGGTGCCGGAGTTCCACCCTCCTCCGCAGGAATAGGGACGACGCCTGCTTGTTCTACTTTCATGTTAGTCTTTTTTTATCTGTTAAGCCGACTCTCGGGGACTGGCCGAGGAGGCGGTTCTAATCTGTCCGTACCTCCCCCCAAGTGTGGGAGAGAGGCGGAACGAAAACCATTGACGCCCCTCCTCATTTCAGAGGAGGTATGGACAGACTAGTAAATTTTCAATGTGCTATTCTTCGGGTTGTACTTCTACAAATGCCTGCCTGCATTCCTTACAATCCCATGGTCGCTCTTTATCGAGCTGGCCTTTAGCCGATACTAATCCACAGGAACGACACTCATATTTTGGTCCTACCTTGCTTGCTGGTGCTGCTGGTGCTTTTGGCTCCGGCTTTTCCTTTGCCTCGGGCTTTGCCTTTGGCTTCGCTTTTGGTTTTGCTACCATAATGATATAAATTACGTTTGTAATTCTCCTCCCTCGACCTGAGCTCCCCCTAATCTTTGCAGGGATGCTCTTATTTGTGCTTCCGCTTTTTCTTGCTGATCTGGTGGTAAGTTTTGAAACTCCTTGCTCTCAAGAAATGCCTGTATCCTTTCGCGTGTGGCCGCTACTTGTTCGCCTCCGTCTGCTCCGGGTTCTTCCTGTGCTTGTGGTGTAATTTGTGCGAGTTTCTCGTTTGCTTCTATCATTGTCTGTACGTCCTCATCGCTGAACTCTATGACGCTGAGGGGGTTTGCTTTCCACATGACTGCCTTTTTGGCCACATCCTCGGGATTATCATACCCTCCGGCCGCTTCGAGATATGTCACGAGGTCAATCAGTCCGTCCTTTGCATCCTCTCGCGCGCGCTCCGCGCGGAATATCTTATCGTCTGGGAGTGTCTGGCCGGGGATTATTCGAATCTCTATGCCCTCCTGTAAGTCGTCTTGCATGAAGTCGAGGACTCTCAGTCCTTTCTCGCTTCCTATCAGTTTGGTGAAGTGGCTCTCTGTGTATTTGACTTTGATAAATTGGAACCACCAGTTATATAGCTCGCTTCCGGCAAATTCCACAAGGTCAAGCACCTCATCCAGTCGTATGATGTTTCCCTCTCGTAAGATTGCGCGCCCTGTGGCTGATTCTGCCCGTTTCTCGTCTCTTTGCTGTGCCGGTGTGCCGAATATGTTGTCTAATTCCCGTATGGAATGTTCGAGGTCTTGAAAAACGATAGGTGGTAGCGGTGTGCCTGTTTCACGTGTAACACCCAATCCTACTCCGTGGCCGTAAACTACACCCTCTGCATCGTAGTGGAGTTTGCGTGCGTCAGCGAGCGTCATGGTAACGATTGATGTGTCCACCTTGGTGATACCGTTCAAGAAGTCCGCATTGTCTGCTATCTGCCTTTTACGCTTGTCAATGCCCTCTTGCAGCGGCTCTACGATTTCAATGTACGTTGTTTCTCCCACTGGACTATCCTCTGTATCGAGGATAGTTCCGTAAATGTATGGCTTGCGCGGTTTGTCGTGGTGATTGTAGAGATATGATTCGTATTTTCCTCCATCTCCCTCCTCTCGTTCGTGTTCTTCTTTGCGTTTGGCTTGTTCAGATTTGAACTTTGCAAACAGATCTCGGCGCCGGCGGCCGTTTACTCGCGGGAGTTTTCCGTCTTTGTCTTTTTCTTCAATCTCAGCGCGCTCCCCAGATGTAAGCAGTAGTCCTTGGAAGTCGTAGTATGGGTTTCGCTGTTTTTTGAGTATCACCCTATCTTTTAGAATCCAAAACACCCCAGTGCCTATCCACACTTCGTGGTATACCACTTCGGGATTGTTTCTGATGGCTTCGTCTTTGGTGACTCCCATTTCTTTGAGAATCATTGCTTCTTTGTCTGGGAATGACTCAATCAGGTTGAGTACGCGCTTGTCGTCTATTGTTTCTATTGAAAACTCGGTGTCTTCCTCCTTGCTTGCGTTTCGTGAGAAGCGCACCTTGCGGGGGTCTACCGCTTTCACATCAAAATCATCTGTTGCTATATTCCAAAATACTTTTATGCAAAAAATCTTTGAGAAGTGCATGTTGCGGAGTGCGCGGCGGAATGTCTTTTTGACTCCGAGTGTTACATATTTGTCGAGGAACAGGTCTTGCAAGTCCGATGAGATTACCTTTGCGTCTTCGCTCTCGTTTGCCGGTAGGATGTCCGGCTTCACTGGCCGTGAGATGACGTTGTTTATCTGAGACTCAGTCGCCAAGAAAACGCGAGTATCTCGCATGTGTGAGCGTTTGCGTGGTACTGTCGCCAGCCACTCTGGTTGCCCTTTCCATATGTTTCGTCTCCGCTTGTATTCCTTTATGAGAGTAGTCCACAAGTCCTGTGATTGGAGATTGCGGTTTTTGTAAACAGAGACCAGAGTTTCATCATCTAGTTTGTCTACTTCGATGTGCATGGTTTCGTTTTTATGCTGTTTACATTATATCAAATGCCTTTTCTAATACTGGATTCCGAGCCGAATCGAATCAGCCGCGCGCCTTATTGTGCGCGTTTTTTGCCTGTGGATAAGGTGTGAACGGAGCCGAACTTTTTTTATATGTTAAAAACGTGTTAAATATAGGCAAAACTTTACTCGTTAAAACTTCCGCAATAGCTCGCTGTAGTTCTCTGGGTGTTGCCCCTCGAGTCGTATGCTCAATCGGATACGTCCCGCGAAGTATTTGAGTTGGCGCGGTGAGAGTTTGAAGTTTTGCTTTTTGAGTACCCTTGACGCTTTCCCGTATTTGAAGTCTAATCGCTCAAGTATAAAAAACACGTACGCCACGCTGTCTACGTGTACTTTCCAGTTTTTTGAAAACCGTTTGTATTCTTGTCTTCTGAGTTCGCGTGTCATCGTTCCAAATCTTCAAGATAGGTCTTCAGGTCTTGCATCTTATGTTCGCCACCCTCGGCCACTTGAATAAGTGATGGCTTTTTCTCTCCCTCTGGTGATGGCAAGACCTCGGCGTTTGAGCCTCTAGAGCGCGCTATCCAGTAATAAACAGTTGCGTGTACCCAGTGGTCTTGTGCATGCGCGCTGTTCTTGTCCCATATAAAAACGGGAAGTCCCATACTATCCTCCTCTTTCTTGCGGGTCATCACTTCCCAATGTTTGATGTATTTGTCAAGCACGTCGGGCTTGAGGTCAAATTGTATGTCTGTGAAAACTATGGCATTCACAACTCCGTCAATTACTCGGCTTCTGTCTGCGTAAACGATGCCGGTATCTTCTTTCTCTCCCCACCATATCTTTCTCTTTTTCTTCTTGTCTCGTTGGTAAAAACAAATCCACAGCTTTGGATATTTGGTGCGGAACTCCTCCGCCCATGTTCGCTCGGGCCCGCCATCCATGACACATATCGGGTTATACTCCTCGATGAGCTCCTCTACCTCCTCGCGCGTCCGTAACTTCCCTATGCGACAGATTCCGTCCTTATTGCCTATCACGTAGTGTTTCGTCCCTCCGATGTCTATGCCCATGTAGTACGGTCCTTTGTCGAGATTCTTGGGGGTCCATGCCTCAATGATAAGCTGTCGGAAGTTCTCCGCGTCTCCGCCTCCCACCGGCTCGCCTAGGATGAAGTTATAAAAATAGTCCTCGTCTGTGGTGTCCTGTTCGTAGATAAGGTCTGCAGCACTCATCCACGGTGCCATCATCTGACTGATGTGGTATCCCGATATGCTTGATTCCTCGTTGCCTTTTACCCATCGTCCGAGTCTGCGCGTGTTGTCGCTGATTTCTGCTCCGCACTCTATACAAACAAATATCTTTTTTTCGTAGTTTACGCATTTGTCCCATATCATGACGTGCTCGTTCCGGCAGTGCGGGCATGTTATTGCCCACTCCTTGCGGTCTGAGTGCTTCCACATCACGTCTACGCCCGCGTTTACCACGCTTGGGTTGGATAGTTCCCATATGCCTCGGTACTTCGAGCGTTTGATTCGTGAGCGGTAGTCTCCTACGATTGTGAGGTCTGAGCGGTCTTTCTCATCGTGTATCAAAAGGTCTGCAGTCGTCATGATCGCGGCCGACTTCGAGCGTGTCCCCTTGATATGCATAAACCGGTCATACATCTGCTTGAGCTCCATCTTGTCTGTCTGCAGCGCTCTCTGTAGCACAGGGTTTGACATTATGATTTTATCTGTCTTGGTTGGCACGAACTCGTAGACGTCCTTGTCTGCCGGCAGCGTGTAGATGATGTTCCACCTGAACTTCATTAGCGCAAAAAAGCACTTGAGGTTTTTCATCACCGATACGCCCACTTGTGAGCATTTCTTGTAGACCTGATACTGCGAGAAGTCGCGGTATGGCTCAAATAGGAACATGTGGTCTGTGAACGCTATCGGCTCGCTTTTCTCATTTACAAATCCGTTTTCGTGTATCCATTTATGTATGGTTAGGTCTTCGTTTGACATGCTTCTTTTTTGACAATAGTTCATAGCACCGACTGTTTGGCCTCCTCATGCTCTCGCAGTCGATGTTGTGGCATCCCTGTTCGCAAACTGGGCATATTTGGTGTTTACATTCTTTGCATTTTTTCATGATTTTACATGCTATCGATTAAATCTTTGTCGAGCGCGTCCTTTTCGTCCATCTCGTCTAGTGTCGTCCCTCGTATCCCCAGTCCTGCGTATTTGTTGTGGATGTCTTCCGCTCGTTCTTGGAAGCGCCGGTAGTATCCCTCGAATGCATCACCGTAAAGTGTGCGGAAGCCGTGGTCTGTTGGACGGAGCATGTCCTCGGAGAATTGGTTGCGCATGACCCTCATCTTGATTGACTTCTCGTAGTAGGTATCTGCTCCCTTGTTGTTGATGTGGCGCACGACTAATACCTCGCATTGCGGGCATACGCTGTGCCATGAGCCAAGGTTGTGATAAAAGCTCCATACCTTGTAGCTTGGTACTGCAAAGTCTATCTGGCAGTTTTCACACCAGAACTCGCTCAGCGCTACTCTGGGGAGTTTGACGTATGCTCTGTATTCTTTGGTTTTATTGCGCTGGCGCCGCTTGTTGTCTTTCTCTTTGTCCAGTTCAGCGTTGACGTCTTTGACCATATCCCGGAGTCTGTCTGTCTCAGTTGCATGTCTCATGTCGGTGCGTTATTTTTGTAAGATGCCAGAGGTTGCAGTCCCCACAATGATATATCCGTAGCCTTGTGTGGTCGCGCTTCTTTCGGAGATTGCTTGCCGTTTGTGCGCTCTTTTTGTCGTAGGCTATCTTTCCATAGCATCTCTCGCGGTGCTGTATGTTTTCGGGTTTGTTTTTATTTCGGGCCATGCTCGATGTGTGCGATTGCTTCTTCTATTTTTCTTTGCGGCGCATCAATCGCTAGTGTGATTTCGTCAACCGAGAGTCCTTTCTTGAGCATAGGACGGATTTGTTCCTCGAGTGATGGTTTCGGTTTCTTGTCAAACCTCCCCTCCTGCTCCATTTTGGTTTTAATCACGTAGGCCGTAGGTCTCGAGACGTCGTATTTTTCGCAGATTCGTGTTATCGGCACTTCCGCAAGGAGGTCTTGGCAGATTTTCTCTCGGAGTTCTGGGTCGAGGCGCTTTCTTCCTGATGAGGCGGACTCTGTAGCAGTAGGGACGTCTGGTTTTGGAGTCCTCTTTTTGTATTTCCTTTTCCCGCCTATAAGCTCTCTGAGTTTCTCGGGTTCGACCTCTGGTCCTGAAACGACCTCGTTTGGTTTCTTATCAAGGAGTGCCTCTACGAGTTCGTCTGATGTGAGCTCGCGCTCAAACATAAGGTTTCCCTCATCATCGAGTATTGTGATGTTTGCTGTGTATTTCATGATTCTTGTTCTTCATGCCCCACGCCCGGTGCGAGTTCTCCTTTGAATCTCTGCATGGCTTCGTCGTCCATTGACCTCCGTTCCTTTGGTGTCAGTTGTGGCGCGTGGACTGCGGGTTCTCGTAATGCTGCATCGACCTTGGCTTGTGCTTTGCGTATCAATTTGGGTGTGCGCCCTGTTTGATGTGTGCTTGCTACCATGAAGCCCAGAAAGAAGCCCGCCCCTACTGCTATAAGTGCGAGAATAAATCCTGAGATAAATCCTAGTAGTGTTGCCATGTTTTCCATGTTAGTCCGCTACGTTTTTAATGCGGGACTCGATGTCTTCTTTCTGCCCGATAAGTGTCATCTTCTGTTGCCTACGTGCAGACCATTTTTGTATTTGTCTGTATCCGTATTTACTCTCGAGCTTTTTCATTTCGATGACGAGTTTTTTATAATTGCCTGCATCTTCCTTTTGCGCGGCCAGTTTCTCGTCTCTTGTGCTTGGTGTTTTTGATTTCATAATGTTATTTGTTATCTTTATACCCGACCTTGAGCACCTCCCCGTCTGCCGGTAGGCGCTGCCACTTGCCGTTCTCTGCAACAACTTCTTCTGTCTCTGCGTTGTGGAGGATGACGTTTAGCTTGGGCATTTTGATGTCGCAGTTGGGTGGGATTGTGCCGTTTTGGTGGAGTTGTTTGAGGACTGACTCGTAGTATATTTTTTTGGCACTTCGAGCCATTTCGACTGTCTGCCCTAGTTCGCGCTCTGTATAAAGCCCGAGCCATTTTGCTAGTAGTTTTTTCATTTTCTTAATTCGTTATTGGTTGTGGTTTGTCTTTGGGCTGATATGGACAATCTTCAGCTTTATGTGCAGGATAAATCTGCGGACAACATCTTTTCTCCTCTTGGGGTTTGGGGTTCTTTATTTTGTCTGCAATTCTGCGTAGAACTTCAAGAGCATAAACAAACTGTTTGTCAGAAATTCCATCAACAACAGCACCTTGTCCTGCCGCGGAAATACTTTCCATTTTTTCGTAAATAATATTCAATATATCTTTACTCCTAGGAGGATTATTAATCCAATTACCATTTGCCATTCTTTCAGGACATCTACACACATCTTTGCGTCTGGTTGGTTTACGACAAACTATACAAAAAGGCACTTCTGGGTCTTCCTCCACCGCTGTTCCTTTAAGAGTTATTGTGTCTGGGAGTTTTGAAATTTCACTTGGAATAAACGGAAATAATTTGTTCAATTCCTTTTTCGTTACTGTGAATTGGTGCATTTTCATCTTATTATCTGCGTCCCCATTTTCGTACACTGCACGTCTGTGAGGCCGTAGTCGTTATAGGTGAAGCTGACTAAATCTGCCGCGCTTGTGTCGCAGAGGTATGTTGCTGCCCATTCCATTGCTTCGTTTTGTTTGAGTTCTGCTGCGAGTTGGGCGTCCATCCTTGCTGTTTCTCTCTCCCATCTTCCTTGTTTTATTTCTCGCCATTCACCTACTATCGCGATGGTTCCGACCCATACCACAAGGGCAAAAATAAATATCGCAATGAGCCACTGACCGAGAAGAAAGGTGTATGAGTCTCTCCACCCTGTGGTTGTAAGTCTCATGTTAATGGCTTCGACTCTTTCTTCTCCTCTGGCTTGTCGCACACCACGGCGTTGGTGATGATGTAGAGTCCTGCTATAGATACGCTTTGTTGTAGTGCCACTCTTTCGACCTTGAGTGGGTCTATGATTCCCTCTTTTATCATGTCGACAAATCTTCCTATTCCTGCGTCATATCCTTGTTTTGGATATTTTACATCTAGTGCATTAATTGCATCTAGTATTACGTCTGCTTTCTGTCCTGCATTGAGTAGCACTTGCCGTGCCGGTGCTTGGATTGCGGTTTGTAGCGCTTGGAGTCCGTATCGGTAGTTTGTGTCCTGTGCTCCCTCTATGAGCTTGTCTAGCCCCTGTGATGCCTTGTACAGCGCCAATCCTCCGCCTATCACGATTCCCTCTTGTAGGGCTGATTTTGTGGCGTTTACGGCGTCTTCAATGCGGTACTGCTTCTCTCGGCTTGCCTCCTCTGTCATGGCTCCCACTTTGATGATTGCTACGCCGCCCTTGAGCCGTGCGTAGCGTTTTTCCAGTTCGTCTTTCTTGTAGGTTGCGGTTTCCTCTCCTATCTGCTTTTTGAGCATTTTGATGCGCGCGCTTATTACCTTTTTGCTACCTTGGCCGCCTACGATGTATGCCTTGTCTTTGTAAGCTATCACTCGGGTGGCCTTACCGCATTGATCTAGTGTGGCCTCGCTTATCATGCCCCCTGTTTCCTCGCTGATAATCGTGGCGCCGGTGAGCGCGGCTACATCTTCCATGTATGCCTTTTTGCTGTCTCCGAAGCCGGGCGCTCGTAGTACCAGTGTCTTCATAACGCCCTTGAGTTTGTTCACAATGAGTGTTGCCATTGCCTCTCCGGTCACGTCCTCCGCTAAAATCACGAGTGCTTTGCTATCCGTGACGTGTGCTGCGCTCATGATGTCTGCTATGTCTGCGTTCCTGCTGATGCTCTGGCTTGTTACGAGAATGTACGGGTTTTCTATCTCTGCTCGCTCTCTCCCCACGTCTGTCATAAAGTGTGGCGCGGCGAATCCTTTGTCGAGCTCCAGTCCCTCTACGAGTTCGTAGTCTAGGCCTATCGTCTTGCTCTCCTCTGTGGTGATCACACCGTCTACGCCTATCTTGTCGTAGATTTTGCCTATTACTGCTCCGATCTCGGGGTCCCGAGAGCTTATTGTGGCTACATCTTTCATTTCTTGCATAGTTTTGACGGGTTTTGCATAGTTTTGGAGAGTCTCGAGTATCACCTTGCTCCCGTCTTCCATCGCTTGGCTCATTTTGATGGGGTCTATGCCCATTTCTACGCCCTTGGTGCCCTCTTTGAGTAGCTCTTGGATGAGGATTGCTGCGGTTGTCGTGCCGTCTCCTGCCTCCTCGTTGGTTTTCTGGGCTACGCCTTTGACAAGTTGCGCTCCTTGATTCTCTATCTTGTCTTCAAGCTGTTCGATGCTCTGCGCTACGGTTACTCCGTCCCTTGTAAAAACAGGCACCCCTTTGTCTATAAGGACTGCCTTGCCTTTGGGCCCGAGCGTTCCCCGGACTGCGTCTGCTACTGTGTTGACGCCCTGCATTAGCTTTGCTCGGGCGTCTTTGCTGAATGTTACTTGTTTAATCATGATTCGTTGTCGCCTACCTCCTCATAAGTTTTGTCGAAGATGTCGGGCTTGCAAGGATAAAACTCGCCACTTATTCCTTTGATGATGAAGTCGCTTGGTATTGCTCTATGGTCACCCTCAAGCGTTGGGATTATCAGGTCTTTTGTTGTAGTTATTTGTGCCTGTCTGTCACCTGCTGTGAAGTCTACAATTTCGTCTGCGTTGTCTCCTGTGTACTGGATTGCCTCAATCACCACTGGTTTCTTTCTGTATTTTTTTACCATGTTATTTTTCTTTAGATAGTAATTCGTCTATGACTGACATCACCTCTGTTGCATTTGTGATGTTGGTCTCCTCTCTCTTGATTTGGTCTTTGATAGTGATTTGTTTTAATGTTGGCGTGGGTACTCCGGGTACTGGTTGTGCTATCTGCCCCACTACAAAGTCTTCTCCGTGCTTTTTTGCCGATCGCTTGAGGTTCGCTACGTTTACCTCGGACGCTGTTTTGTTTGCCAAGTGGCCGTTCCAGAATCCTGTGAGGACGTCCTTGCGGGCGTTTTTAGTTATTTCTATTGCCATGTTACTCGTCTTCGGTTAGCTTGAGAACAATTTCCTCCACACCGAGGAATGTTTTCTTTGCTTCGTTGAGCTCTTTCACGAGTTGGAGGTTCTCTGTCTTCGTCATGATTGATTTGATCTCTTTTTTATAAAGCGTGAGTCCTACGATAATTACTTGCTTGTCTTTTGTTGTTAGTTCTTTTGTCATGTTATTTATATTTGCCATACAAGGCATTATTACTAATGATTAATGTCGTCTTCCCGTCCTCCTCAAGTTCGTACCCTACCATATGCGGATTATAAACGACTGTGTCGCCTACTTTCACGTCTGGCTTTACGAACGTTCCGTCTTGGAGTGTGCGCCCCTCTCCCATGCTGATTATCGTTCCACGCGCTGGACGTTCCTTTGTGGTTTTTGCGAGTATCACCCCTCCGGCTTTTTGTTCCTTGTCTTCGATCGGTTCTATCTGGATGAATTCATTTAGTGCTGTGAACGTTCCCTTTGATTTGTTCTTCATATGCTTTGCGAAGTTTGCTGTCGTACTCCGTTCCTAATTGAATAATGACTTGGTTTAATTGTGGCGAGAAAACTGCCGGTGTGTTTCCCTCTCCCTCTTTGCCCTCGAATAGTTCGTGCCACAATCTAACGCGGTGTGC